CTTCTTCCATATCGCTGTATGTACGATAAGTTACAACGAAAGTAGGTGTGGTAGATGCTGAAAGTGGTTGGTAACCATTAGTTCCGGCATAAGTTAAGTCAACAACAAGTTCGATTTTACCCGCTTTGTTTACAATTGACTGTCCGTATTTCTGTACCTTTACATTGAAAGGAATTGAATGACCAGCAAGGATACCTTCACTTGCATATGGTGCAGGTGCGGTTAAGTTTGTGTCAGCATATACTTTCATACCTGCTAAGAAAGACTCAGTATCCATAGGAACGCCCGTAGGACCTACCAATTTACCAGATTCAGTTGAAATGATACCAGCAAGTGTAAGAGTTACAGATGTTGATGTACCGTAAGTATATGTAGATGCTGTAGTAGCACCTGTATGTACTGTCATTTCACCCTTTGAGTTATCAAATAATGATGTTCCTTCTTCATTGTATTCACTTGCATAGAATGCATCATACAATGAACGGCTTTCGAACTGAACAGGATTTGCATTCGTTGCAGCGTTTTCGTAAGCTCCGTTTGGTGAACTATTACCATAGCTATCAGGAGTAGTATTTCTATTTACCCTAACACTAGCTTTTGGATTAATGTAATATAATTTACCGATAGGTAAATTCAACGCCTGTACTGATACGATGTCATTAGCCAAAAGTTTAGCGAATACCCTACGTATAACAGGGAATGCAACAGTTTCGAACTGTCCTGACGATGCTGAATCCGTAGATTCGTTAATCATATGAGAAAGTTGATTCTCGAACAACTGAGCACAGTTTTCTTTAACGTGTCCCTCAAGTCCTTCTAAAAGACCAATTTTTTCCCAACGATTAGTAGTAATTTCACGTTGTTCACGTAATTGTTTTAAGCCGATATTACCAACTTCGGCACTTTCCATTAAAAATCCCATTATAGATGAATTTTAATACTTCAAATTATTTTCTGTCTCTTTTTTCCATATAATCAATGCGACTTATCATTTTTTTAATGCTGTTGTCGCTTGAATATGCGGTTCTCTCAACTACTTCATCAAGTACCTGTTTTGAAGATGTTCCCACCGAGACAGATGTTTTACCTTCAATTGATTCAGTAATAGTTTTTTTACTTTCTTTCATTTCTGTAAGAAACTTTTTATAACTATTCTGTGATGCTGTGATGCTATTAATGCTTGCAAATTCATTAATAATTTTAACCTTATCGTCTTGGGTTAATGCTAATTCTTCATTCACCAATAAATTATTGACGTATGCTAAATTAGTATTGAACACAGCCATTTCTTTTAGCTGGCTGCGATACTTACCAAGTGCGGTTTTGTAGCTTTCGAGTAATCCACCTACTGTGTCTTTATAAACTTTAGCGTCGTTTAATTTTTTTGTTAAACTCATGTTCTCTTTAATTAAACCGCTAATCTTCGTTTTTGATTCTTTTACGTAATCTGGTGCTTGATCTAATTCACCAGAGCTTAGATGATCTGTTCCGGGTAAATGTCTGCCTGACATATTTCTTCTTGATGAATAAGCTAAACCATGAGCTTCTTCAACTGGAGTTTCCTCAGCACCCAGTACATTATTAATATCGTCATCAGTAACAATCTCATCAATTGGTGTTACTGTTTCTTCTTCGGGTTTGTTCATATTCTTTATATCGAAGTTATCGACTCCACCCATACCTTCAATAATTTCATCTAATTGTTTTCTTAATCCAACAATTTTTCCAAACGCTTTACCGTCTTCAATGCTCTTATTGATTATTGATGGTGATGTGTTATTATCGAGACCTTTCATATCTTCTTCGATTTTTGCCATTGATGCGAGCTCTTGTTCTATTTCATTCATAGTAATGATCTCATCATCGTTATCTGCAGTTTCGAGTGCCGTTCCAACCGCTCCAGCATCTAATTCAGTTATGTTAAATTCTTCATTTTGTAATTTGGGTGCTGGTTTAGTAAATGGTTGATTTTCGTTAGCACTTTCTGTTACGACTTTCTTAGTCTCTTTTTTAGTATTACCCATAACTGGTTCAGTATTTTTTATTTCATCTAATTTAATTGATGACTCAGTTTCGTCAAGTACTTTATATGATTCCTTAACTGATTTTTTATTTTTTTGTAATTCTTCCTTTAACAAATCATTGAACTTATCAGGAAATTGTTCAGCTAAATCATTTTTCGCCTTCACTGTTGCCGCTTCCTTAATTTCCATATAATTAGTTATGGCTTCCTTAAGTACTGATTTTTTAATTTCACTCATATTTTTAAGTATAGTAACTATTCCTGATTTTCATATAAATACACAACATTTAAGAAAAAGAATAAAATTTCATTTTTTTTGATTACAATTTCTTGTTTTTTTCCTTTTTTTAGTCTAAATTACCGATTTTTTATAATAGTAAAAAATTGTTCATTGCGTTTATGATCTTATTGTTTTCTTCGTTAATATAAATTCCGCTTTCGTTTCTCTTATAATCTTCTCCAAATTTCACAGCATTATTATTTCCAGTTAATGCAGGAAATAAATACGCTCCGGGAGTGCTTGGAGTAGTAACTAAGTCAAAGCCGATAATCTCAAAGTCATTCTGCACATAATTTTCACCATGTATTTCCTTAAGAGTACCTACACCACGACTCGAAATACCTAATTTTATCTTGTTTTCAAGATATAGTAAAATTTTATCTCCAATTACTGAAACTATGCCATATTGTAAATAACCACGAGTAACAATTAGTTTTAATTCACCAAAAAGAATGTTTTCCTGATCTCCAGTCCCCCACCACATTTTTGTGATCATGTGAGAAATATTCTGGAGAGAAATTATTGAAGATTCTGGATGATCAGCTTCACTTACTGCAGAATTCGTACTAATCATCCTCTGGTATTCTTCAATTTGCGGCACTAGAACGTCTTTAGGATATATACGACCATTTTTATTTTTAACACCCCATTTTTGTAGAATACAATTGATTAATATTGGTTCGTTGGGCTTCACTTTAAACCCCTCTTCAATTATCATCGGATTTAAGTCAGATGAAAGATAACCAGCATCGTGTTCAATAAGTATTCCAAATCCTGTTTGACCGGGAAGTAGTATTTTGGCTTCATTTAAATTCATGTTCGTATATTTAGAAATAAATAGTATTAAATTCTAATTCACACATAAATACTTTTGATGATTGAATTAAACCTCTAAGCGGCACAATATTTATGATAATGTATTTATAATAAAAATATTCAATGGCAAGCAATGTTGAAATCTTTGACCCGAACCTACTAAACATTAACAACAATATAGAAAATGGTATACCTCAATATCAAGATATGCATATTTTTGTTGAACTTACTGCGGTTAGTAGAGACAGAAGCGTATTATTAACCAATGGAAATGGAAACTATAATGTTGGAAAAACAACGAACAATGGAGAAGAAAGAATCAATTTTCTTGCACCTAATCAAGACCCTAATTCACCCAACTACCAAAAATTTACAACTAACTGGTATGACGGTAGTACTGGTAATAATATACAATATGAAGGTTTTGGAATTGGTAGTATCAAGGTGACCACAAATTCATCATTTATTCCGCAGGTGGATATTCAATTTATCGACGTTAGAGGTAATGCTTTTTTTAACCAAGACAAGTCTCCATATCGTATATTATTTGATTTTCCGCCACCAATATTTGAATTAACAATTAAGGGTTATTTTGGAAAAGCGTTAACGTATCAATTACATCTAGTTAAATATACTAGTGATTTTGATAGCGAAACAGGAAATTATATAATTGATGCACAATTTGTTGCTATGACATTCGCTCCTTTAGCTGATGTTCTATTTAGATATGTTACTAACTTTCCCATTATGGATGGTGTATTGAAACTAACGAATAAGACGAGTGTTGAGCCTCAATGTACGTTAGATTTAATTGAAAAAGTAAAAAATCTATATAGTCCATTAACATTACAAAAAATTAAAGAAAACGAAAATACTAGAAAACTTGAAAAACAAGACGCAATTTTAAATAATATCACTACAATACAAGATGTACTATATTCATATAACGTTCCGGATACACAATTAACTAAATGCGGAAACCCAATACTTATAACTAGAGAAGAAAAAACCCCAAATGAAATTAATGACATTTCGAATATGGGATTTAAAGAATTTAATGCCGTAGTTAATGAAAATGGAATAGTCGCACTGCCAACAAAATATAGCAAACGATTATATATTGTGTATAAGGTAGATATTTCAAATACTGTATCGGGAGAAACACCAACGTTTAATGATGCTATTAATAATGCAAAAATTGATGCTTTAAATAGTTTCAGAAAGAAATTAATTGATGTTGGAGTTAGCCTTATAACTAGCTCTGATATTCCAAAAGCGAACGAATCTATTGTAAGTACATATCTAGAATATAGCAAATATATTGGGTTAGATGTAACTGTTTTATACGCAAAACTGATTAAAAAAATACCAGAAGTTCAGGGTCAAAAAAAGATGATTACGTCAGAACTAAACGATTCAATTAATAACATAATTCAGGGTGAATTGGGAATGAAGCCAACAATATATAACATATTTAAAATTATTCTCAATGACGTTGACAAGTATTTTGATATTATGAGAGCGTGCTCTATTAATGCAGAAACTCATCATACGAAATTTTTTAATGAAATTACTAAAGGCGACGACTATAAAGACGTTAAAAAAGATAATAAGATATATTCATATCCGTTGGTTATTGAAAGAAGAGGCTTGTGTGGGCAACAGAGCGAAGTTAGAATTGCACCAATTAAATTAAGTGAAAGTCTGAGTGAAAAATTTCCAGAACTCAATCTTGTTGATCAATTTATTGATTCCTTTAAGAAAA